GTGGCAACAGGTAGAATTACAGAACTTGTATCAAGTTCTAATCCAAATGGCGAAATCAAAAAAGGTTTTAACACTGTAGGCACAGATTACAAATACATTGGAACAGCAACAGTTGCCGAAGCACTTGTTGATGGTAATGGAACAATTAGAAATGCTGACAGTTATCTTGTGTCAGATGGTGATGACACAACTGTAGGTGCATTAACAATACAAAACAATGCAGGTTTAACAGTAGGTCTTAATAATAACACAAAATTACAATTTACAAACAATGCATTCACTATTGCCAATCAATTAACAGGACAAGATGTAGAAATTAAAGTAAGAAATCCAGCAGAATTGTCTGCATTGAAAGTAGATGCAACAAACAGTAGAGTTGGAATTTACAAAGTATCACCTACAAAAACTTTAGACGTAGGTGGAGATGTTAATATTGATGGTAATCTTGTTGTTGCAGGTACAACAACATCCATAGATGTACAAGATTTAAGAGTAGAAGACAAAAATATTGAACTTGCAATAGACAGCAACGGTAATGTAGGTAATGATGCCGCAGTAGATGGTGGTGGTATTATATTAAAATCAAGTCAAGGTGACAAATCATTTGTATGGCAAGATGGTACAGACAGTTGGACAAGTTCTGAATTTATAGATTTAGCGGCGACTAAAGGAATAAAAATTAACACAAACACAGTTTTAACAGAAACGGCATTAGGTGCCAGTGTAACTACTGCACCTGGTTTAACAATACTTGGAACTTTAACACAATTAGTTGTAGATGATGTAACAGTTGATGGTTCAAGTGTGTTTACTTCAGCAAACAGTTTACAATTAGGCAGTAATGGTCCAATCACAGTATTGAGCAGTAACAGAATTACAGGAGTAGGTTCACCAGTAAATGATTCAGATGTTGCAACAAAAGGTTACACAGATGGATCAACTGTAATAGGTTTAGATATGAACGTGACTGGATTGAATATGGCTTCGCCTTACAATGATGTAAGAGACGAATTAGAAAAATTATTCCCAGCAGGCGGTTACACATTGGCAAGTCCTAATAGACCAACAAATGCTAATTTTTCTAACAGTGTAATACCAGCAAGAGGACAAGGTGCATTGGCAAGAGTAAGAGCAGTGAACTATGGTTCAGGTGGTGGTTTCAGTATTCCAAGCATACCTTTTGCAGGTTTGAAAAACTTTACACCAGTTGACCAAACAATTACTACTCAACAAAGAACAATACAGACTGTTACAACGTACAGTCAAGATAACAGTTTAGGTACAACAACAAAAATTACTTGTTCAGCATCACACTACTACGAAGCAGGTCAAGCCGTTGTTTTAACAGGCACAACTTTCAGTGGTGGTATTGGAACAATAGACGGAAACTACACGGTACAGTCGGCTGAATTTTCAGCAGAATCACCTAACTTTGTGTCATTAACAATAAACTATGACTCACAAGCGTCAGGATTAAATGGTGCCAACTATAATGCGGCAAGTGGTACTATTGAAAGAACACCTGTGGTAGGAAACGCAAACAAACAGGTAGTAGAAGACTTCTCAGACCCAACAGGAGTAACTGGACAGGTTACTTTTGCTCCAACAACAACGATTTTACAGTTTGGAGTGAACAATGGAGTGTGGGAGTTTGACAGAACAATACCGTAAAGACGATAAATATTACGAAACAAGGGTACTATGGCATATATTGTAAACAAATTTGATGGAACTTTAATAGCAACTGTGCAAGACGGCACAGTGGATCAAACAACTAATCTAAGATTCATAGGTAAAAACTATGCTGGATATGGTGAAATACAGAACGAAAACTTCTTACACCTATTAGAAAACTTTGCAAGTGGTAGTCAACCAAGTAAACCACTCAGTGGTCAGATATGGTTTGACACATCAAACAGCAAATTGAAGTTCTATGATGGTACAAAATTCAGAACAACTGGTGGGGCAGAAGTAAGCACATCCGCTCCAGGTGGTTTAACAACTGGTGACTTTTGGTGGGATTCAGCAAACAGTCAATTATATGCTTGGGACGGTACAAGTTTTGTGCTTGTTGGTCCTCAAGGTACAGGTTCTTCAGTAACACAGTTTACAACAAGACAAATAAAAGATTCATTAAATGCAAATCAATTAATTATTGAAGGTAAAGTAAACAACACAACTGTTGTTCTTTTCAGCGGAACTGAATTTACAATTGGTACAGCAGATCCAAACAACACAATCACAGGATTTGATGTTGTTAAAAAAGGTTTAACACTTGTAAACACTCAGGCGGCAACAAGTGGTATCACAACAACTGACCACAGATATTGGGGAACATCATCTAACTCAGATAGATTAGGTGGCTTCCTTGCTTCTGATTACATCAGATCAGGTTCAAGTGCTTTTGCAAGTATTGTAAGATTTGGTGATGCAGGATTCACAGTTGGTGATTCAAATGATTTAAAAGTTTCAATTGAAAATGGCAATGAAGGTGCTATTGCAAATGAAATAGGAACTAAAATTTCTTTAAAAGTAAATTCAAATAACGTTGTTACAAACATTGCAGAAGTAAATGCAGATGGAATAATGCCAGGCACAGGTAATAAAAATATTGGTGCTTCAAATGATCAATGGTATGAAGTTCATGCAAATTACTTTAAAGGATTGGCGGACAATGCATCAGGTATATACTTCGGTAGCCAAACTTATTTAGGTGCAACAACAGCCGTTAACAACACAGTGGCATTAAGAGATGGTACAGGTAAAATTACAGCAAATATTTTTGACGGTGTGGCAACATCAGCCAACTATGCTGACTTGGCAGAGATATATTCTACAGACAAAGAATATGAAGTGGGTACAGTAATGGCAATTGGTGGTGATGCAGAAACAACTGAATATGATAAAACAAAAAGTGCTTTTGGTGTAATATCCGAAAAACCAGGATTTTTGATGAACAAAGATGCTGAAGGTCAAGCGATTGCGTTTGTTGGTCGTGTACCAGTAAAAGTAAATGGTGCTGTACAAAAAGGCGACAAAGTTTTTGCTGATGATGGTGGTGTTGCAACTACTACCAAAAAAGGAGAATTAATTGGTTTTGCACTGGCAACTGATACAAATGAATCCACAAAACTTGTTGAGGTAGCACTAAGACTTATAAATAATTCGTAGGAATAGAATTCAATGGCTTTAATAACAGCAAATAGATTTAACACATTAAGACAATCAGTAGACAATGTACTAGGAAATGGTGCAGGTGACACAGGTTACGGACAAACATTAACAAGTGCAGGGATAAATGTTGGCGATATAATTAATGCAAGTCACATTAATGCTGTTTATGAAGATTTAAGAAAATGTTACAAACACCAAAACGGTGGTGACCCAGCAACAAGTTTAATCCAAGCAGTAACACAAGGCGATCTTGTAAAAGATACTGATGGTGTAAATTACACTGGTTGGGATCAATATGAAGCACTTGCTTCTACTATATCAACAAACAGATTGACTGTGGCAGGTACGCAACAAACCATTGCAACTGCAATGACAAGAAGCAGAGGCAGTTGGAATGGAACTATCGTACAAGTTTCTGACGTTTCTTTTGCTAGTGATGATGCACGAAGACACTTTTTTAACCAAGGTGGATTCATCAGAATTTTAGCGAGTACGTCAGACGGAAGTTCACTAGGTAACAGTTGGCAAAATATGTTTAACAACAATGCCGGCAATGTTGACCTTAAAGCACATAGCACAACAAGATCAGGCGGTGGTGGTTCAGTATCTGGAGCATTAGGAAATTATGAACTATCAGGAGCATACCAGTACATATATCAAAACTTTGATGCTGGTGGAGGTGCTTACAGTGCCAATGACTATTACATTGAGGCGTATGCGGCAAGTGGTAGTTTAATCAAAATCAGACAAACATGGAGAGACGAAAAAGGTGGCAATCCAGATGAAAACATCTCCAATTTAACAGCGACTATTCAATGTGCAACAGCAATAACAGATGTAATTGGTACTGCACCGGGTGTTTCAAGCGGTTCTGGTACTACTTTATAATTCATTTCATTGACTAAAATCCCAATTTACGTTATAATGACACTACAAAATTATGAATCAATCGTTCGAAAAATCTTTGGCTTACGCCAATCGTATGAAAGTGTTCAACAATCAACTTAGATTGTTAAAAGAAAAGTATCTAGAAAAGAATACTTACTACACTAAAGGACATCAATTTACAATAGATTTACATCTTCTTAATCATTGTATAGCACTGAAAAATTTGAACAAACAAAACACAGTTTTGCTAGATGATTATCAAATTCCCGTACAAATAGAAAACATAGATACTTTTTATCATGACATAATGGACGTTTACCAACAGAATCTTAATTCTTATCTAGTTGAATACAACAAGTTGGTAAAGGAAAAAGGTGAAATTTAAAAATGTCAAAAGGAATTGTATTATTTGCCCATAATAATGATACCATCAATTATGTGGCACAGGCGGTATTTTGCTGTAAGAAAATTAAAGAACATCTAAAACTCCCAGTAACTTTAATTACATCTGAAAATGTTAAAGAAGATATATTTGACAACATTATTAAAATAAAAAATCCAAATACAAAACAAACTAGAAATATGTATGACGGAGAAATCCGTAAAAACGTTTTGTGGAGTAATCAATCTAGATCAACGGTGTTTGATTTGACTCCATACGAAGAAACCATAGTGATGGACACAGATTATATTGTGGAAAACGATACACTGCTTAAAGCATTTCAAACGAAGGAAGACTTTTTAATAAACTATGATGCACAACACATAGATTTTGAATCAACAATGACCAGTGAAATGAAATATATTAGTGATACTGGTATAAAGATGTGTTGGGCCACAGTATTTTATTTTAAAAAAGTTGGACGTGTAAAAAATTTGTTTACTTTAATAGATCACGTCAAACAACACTGGAGTTTTTATAGGTTTCGATATCAATTAAAAGAACTAACATATAGAAATGATTTTGCTTTTAGTATTGCGATTCATATGATGAACGGATTTACACACAGTGATTGGCCCAATAAATTGCCATGTAAATTGTTTTACATCACAGATAGAGATAAAATTATTTCATACAAAGACAGTACTTGGAGTTTTGAACTACAAGGTGGATTAAAATGTTCTATCAAAGACTTAAACATTCATGTAATGAATAAAATAGGATTAGAAAAAATAATAAATGACTAGAGGTTTTTTAATTTTTGTACAAGACAACGGAGATGTTGATTATCTTAAACTGGCGACTGCGTGTGCTATGAGCATTAAAAAATTTATGCCCAAAGAACAAGTATGCCTAGTTACAGATATATTTGTGCCTGACAACTTTAAACAATATTTTGACATAGTAAAAGATATACCAGGAGATGATTTGGCTAAAAATTCAAAATGGAAAGTACAAAACAGATGTAAAATATATGATGCCACTCCATTTGATGAAACTATTGTTTTAGATGCAGATATGTTAGTATTAGAAGATATTACACATTGGTGGAAAGCATTATCTAATTATGAATTATATTACACTGATAAAGTAAAAACTTTCAGAAATGAATTAGTTACAGACACGTTTTATAGAAAAGTATTTGAGGCAAACAATTTACCTAATGTGTATTGTGGTATGTACTATTTTAAACGCACAGATAACAATCATAAGTTTTTTGAATTACTGAAAGACGTAGTAAAAAATTACAGTTGGTACAGCGAAAAGTACACTTCTAAAAATACGCAAAGTTGGGTTAGTATGGATGTCAGCACTGCTATTGCAATTAAAATACAAAATATTGCTCATCAGGTTTTTTCTAAAAAGAACTTTTTAACTTTTACACATATGAAACCTAACATACAAAAGTGGTTAGCACAAAAGGATAGTTGGTTAGAAGTAATTGATTACAATTTTAACAATTCAAATGAACTAATGGTAGGCAACTTTTTACAAAAAGGTATATTTCACTATGTAGAGAAAAGTTTTGTTACAGACAAAATGATGGAGCAGTTACAATGAGACCACCTTTAAAATTCGGAAATTATAAACCTGAAATGAAATACTATTTTAAATTTGATCCAGATAGTGGAGAAGTGTTAGAGTTTAGTATAGAAAAGAAAGGTAATTGTGTAGAGATATCAAAAGAACTTGCAGACAAGTTGTATGCAGGACAAACAAATTATATTTTTTATAAAGTGATATTAGATAAAGATGGATACAAAGCAGTGCCTAAGAATGCTGTTGAAAGCAAGACACATACAGAAATACAGCAGAAAGATATAGTAAACACAAATTTATATGAAATTAAATCAAACACAAATGATTCTTGTATTAGATTTATTTTAAACATGACTAAAAAAGAATTGAATATATCAATAGACAGCAAGTTAAAAGCATCTTTGCAGAACAGCGTAGACGCTGATAACGAGTATGAGTTTTTTGCAACTGATGATGATAACACGTCAATACCAGCATACAGTTTTAAAATTAAATTACAAAATTTATTTGATAATAATATTGTAATACCACACGCAGTTGATTATGTTCCAAAAATATTTTGTAGAAAAGTTTTTAATTATGCGTATGAGGTTACACAATGATACTAAAAATTTCTGATATAGATTTTGTGTTTTTAAGTTTTGACGAGCCAAATGCTGATAAAAACTTTGCTGATTTGAAAAAGAAAGTGCCATGGGCAAAACGTGTACATGGAGTAGCAGGATTTGATTCTGCACACAAAAAAGCAGGTGAGATATCTGAGTCACAAAGATTTATTACAGTAGATGCAGACACACAGATTGACGAGGAGTTCTTATCAATGCTTGTAGACTTCAATAGTTTAGGCATAGATGACACATACACATTAAGTTGGTGTGGTAAAATTGATCTTAATGGATTACAATATGGCAATGGCAGTTTAAAATGCTGGACAAAAGAATTTGTAAAAGAAATGAAGACTCACGAAAACCACGATGGGAAAAATAAAAATGTAATTGAGTTTTGTCATAATCCTAAATATTTCCAATTTAACGAAAATTTTTCAACAAGTTTTATAAATGGTTCGGCTTATCAGGCATGGAGAGCAGGTTTTAGAGAAGGTGTCAAAATGTCTTTAGATAAAAACAACAAACTACAAAATTTAAAAGATGGTTGGTGGCAAAATTATCAAAGACTGCTTGTTTGGATGTCAGTTGGTGCAGATGTAGAATATGGAATTCACGCAATACATGGAGCAAGGTTAGGATGTTATCTAACAAGTTGCACAGATTGGGACTTCACAAAAGCAAACAATTATAGATTTTTCCAACAGTATTGGAAATTTGAAATGCATGATAACAATAGGACTCCTGACTTTTATAAAGAAAGTGTAGAATTAGGACAAAAAATATTGCAACAACATGACATAGAATTAAGTGCCGAGCCTTTTAATTCAGCACAAAGTAAAACTTTTAAAGAAGTGTATTTGAATACGCCAAGAATATGGAAAAGGAGATTTAGAAATGTTTGATATATTTTTTATATCATATCAAGAACCTAATGCAGATTCAAATTTTGCAATACTGCAAGATAGATTTCCTATTGCCCAACGGGTGCATGGTGTTAAGGGAATACATCAAGCACACAAAGAAGCCGCCAAAAAAGCATTGACAAAAATGTTTTGGGTCGTTGATGGAGATGCGATTGTGGAAGAAGATTTCAATTTTGATTATGAAGTACCACAAAAAGATATGAATGCAGTACACGTGTGGAAAAGTCGCAATCCAGTGAATAATCTGGTATATGGATATGGCGGCGTCAAACTTTTACCCAGGGATTTGACGTTAAATATGAGTATAGGAACTACTGACATGACTACAAGTATAAGTGATAGATTTAGACCAATGGAACAGATATCAAACGTTTCTGCTTTTAATACTACTTCTTTTAACACTTGGAAAAGTGCTTTTAGAGAGTGTGTAAAACTATCTAGCAAGGTCATAGACAGGCAAGAAGACGCTGAGACAGAAGCAAGATTAGATGCTTGGTGTAAGTCGGATGATCCTATGGCAGTTGATGGAGCCATTGCTGGCAGGAAATATGGAACTGAAAATAAAAATAATAAGGAAGCAATATCTAAAATAAATGATTTTGAATGGATAAGACAAATATATAAAAATGGAAAATAATTTTAACATACCTTTTAAAAACATAGTTCAATTTGGACAACAAACAATGTTGGATTCCAAATTATTTTCAGTTAGTTGGATCTTAAGTAGATTTTGTAATTATAATTGTTCATATTGTTGGCCATATGCACACAGCAAAAAATCTGACCATCGACCATTAGAACAATATAAAAATACAATAGACGAGATAAAAAGACAAGCAAAGAAAAATGGATTTTCTGATTTCCATTTCAGTTTCAGTGGAGGAGAACCTACTGCATACAAAAAATTTTTAGAATTAATTGAACATTATAGCGGTGATAACGAAGCAAAATATCAAAGTATTCATATGACGACTAATCTAAGTCCTGGTATGAAATGGTGGTCACGTTGGATAGATGCAACAAAGAAATTATCACGTAGATCCATTACAGCAAGTTTTCATCATGAATTTGCAAACGAACAAGAGTTCGGGGACAAGATACTGATGTTGACTGATCATGATGTTTTTGTAACAATCAACCAAGTGATGGTGCCAGATCTTTTTGATGAATTGTATGCAAGATGTAAAAGATTTTGGGATAGAGGTATCAATGTCACACTTAAACCAATGAGCGATCCTTCAGCAAGTTTTATTGTTGATGGTTACACTGATAAACAAAAAGAATTATTGCAACAAGGCTTTCCTCAACAGTTTCCTAACAAAAAATATAATAATTATGACAGTTTTGAATCTAATTGGGCAGACGGTCTAGATAATAAAATATATCAATTAAAATTAATAGACAAGGAGAAAAAAGAATACTTCCTTGATCAGGCAGAAAGACTAAATGCTTTCGGATTTAATAAATTTAAAGGTTGGAAATGCAATGCTGGTTTTCAAAGTTGCATAGTCAGGGAACCTGGTGGCGAGGTAAAAAGGAGTTACAGTTGTCACGACCAACCATTGGGCACTATAGAAGATGGATTCGATTTGTTTAATATGCCTATGCCATGTCTCACTCCAAGTTGTGTAAGCAGTGCTGATAGTAAAATACCAAAAAGGAAAATGGCAAATGTATAATTTTACAGATATTAGAGACGTGCATTTAGAAATTACCAGCAAGTGCCAGGCAAAATGTCCTATGTGTCCAAGAAGAATAAATGGTGGACCTATGAACCCATTTATAAAATTAGATGATATTACAATAGATAGATTCAAAGAATGGTTCCCGCAACATTTTATACAACAATTGAACAGTATGTTTATGTGCGGAAATTTAGGCGATCCGATTATAAGCAAGGATACTTTAAAAATATTTGAATATTTAAGATTAGTTAATCCACGGTTGAAACTGGCAATGCACACCAATGGTAGTGCAAGAGATCAAAATTGGTGGAAACAATTGGCACAACATAGAGTAGTTGTTACTTTTGGTATTGATGGACTAGAAGATACAAATCATCTTTATCGTATAGCCACAAACTTTAAAAAGATAATCGAAAACGCCAAAGCATTTATAGGCCATGGAGGATATGCTAAATGGCATATGTTGGTTTTCGAACATAACGAACATCAAATAGAAGAAGCAAAACAGATGTCAATAGATTTAGGTTTTAAAATGTTCACAACAAAAAACACAACTAGATTCAAAGATGATTATTTTCAGGTAATAGATGAAAAAGGAAAACCTTTGCACAAATTAAGACCGTCAGAAAAAAGTAAGGCTATGAAGCCTATGATGGAGGAGGCAAGTAAACAAGTTAAAACAAGTATTGTATGTAAAGCAGTCAAGTATAAACAGATTTATGTGAGTGCTTGTGGAAACGTATCACCTTGTTGTTGGCTCGATATGGAATGGTTACCGCCAATGCAAGAATCGAGAATAGATTATATGAAAAAAATAAAAAGATTTCCAAATCTATACAAAGAATCCTTACAAGAAATATTCGAAAGTAACTTTTTTAGTGATATAGAAGATACTTGGGAGATTACTCCTTTGCAAGAGTGCAGTAAACAGTGTGGAGCATTTGATAAGTTAGGAGCACAATTTGAAAATTGAGATAAAAGACGTGCTATTCTGGATGGATGCTATTAGGCAATCAGATGACAGATATAGAACTTTAGAAAGTTTCTGGAAAGGTCAAATTAATAGTAAGGTGTGGCTAATAGATCATTTAGAAAAATACTATCAAAATTTACCTTATAATATATTAGTGTGTGGTGGATGGAACGGAGTATTAGCAACATTATTATTCAACAGTAATCTTAATATCACGCGGATTGTTAGCATGGACATAGATCAAAATTGTGAAGAGATAGCCTATACTATGAACAAAGATTATGAAATGCAAGGCAGGTTCAAAGCAATCACTTCAGATATGTTGACCTACGAAGATTATGGCAAACACAATTTAATAATTAATACGGTTTGTGAACATATGACTACTGAACAATATAATCAATGGTTAGACAGATTGCCTACAAACAAAAGAATAGTATTACAAAGCAATGACTATTTTAGTCATAAAGAACACGTAAATTGTAAACAAACTTTAAAAGAATTCCAACAAGATTGTAATTTAAATGTTGATATGGCGGCTACTATGCCAACAGAAAAATATAATAGATTTATGATAATAGGACACAAAAAATGAAAGAACCAGTAAATTTTTCAGATAAGGTTGCTTATAAAATTACAATGTTCTTGCGTTGGATTGCTGATACATTTTTCAAAAAACGTTATGGACACAGGGCAGTTGTTTTAGAAACTGTTGCAGGTGTGCCTGGCATGGTTGCAGGTATGTGGAACCATTTAAGAAGTTTACGTAAAATGAAACCAGATGATCGAGGTTGGATTAAAACTTTGTTAGCAGAAGCGGAAAATGAACGTATGCATCTAATGATTTTTATCAGGATCGCAAAACCAAATTGGTTTGAACGTTGGATGATTATTACAGCACAATTTATTTTCTGGCACTTCTATATGTTCTTGTACATATTTTTTCCACAGTGTGCCCACAGGATGGTAGGTTATTTTGAGGAACAAGCCTGCATTAGTTATACAGAATACTTAAAAGAAATAGATGAGGGAAGAACAGAAAACATTAAGGCGCCTAAAATTGCTATTGATTATTACAATTTACCTAAAGACGCAAAGTTGCGTGATGTTGTTATCGCTGTGCGAAAAGATGAAGAAGGACATAGGGACGTAAACCATGACATGGCAGATCAAATAAGAAGGAATAGAGCAGGACTTATAAAATGATAATGACCAACAAAGACATAGAAGAGTATCATAATATTGGTTTGGACACTGCAACAAAAGTGTTTAATAAATTTAAAGATGGAACTTTAGATTATCTAGAGTTAGATTTAGATTTTAATGATTACAAAGTTAAGCAGGAATTTAAAAACATTGACTCTTATTATGTAGAACACAGAGAAGATGAATCTCATAAAGGTTGGGAGAGTTGTTGTTTACATGGATTAGATATAGATAAGACAAGAGTGGCAAAAGAATATGGTTACAAAGATGAACTTAATGCTCCTTATAAATGGACAAAATTAAAAGACATGGCTCCAACAGCAAAAAAATTCTGGGAAGAATTTCCAGCAGAAAGATATAGTAGAATAAGATTTATGAAACTAAAACCATCAGGTATGATAGATTGGCACAATGATGATCCTGGTACAACATTACCAGATGACTTATGCGAATATCTTATACCAATTAATGTTGCTGTGTTACATCCTGCCTTATGTTATATGGAAATTGAACCAGAAAAAATTATTCCGTGGAAACATGGCAAAGTGTTTTTAGTAAACATTTTAAAAAATCATAGAGTGGTAAACAATTCGAATGTGGATAGAATACACATGATTGCCCAAGCACACATCGGAAACAAAAGAAAAGCATTTAACGAATTACTAGATAGGAGTATACAAAAATATGGCGTTTCTATTTGAAGCACAAACAAAAGAAAAGAAAAATATTGTATTCATTTGTAACACAAATTTTCATCAGATAGATAATATCAGTGCAAAAGAAACAATTATGAATATCGCTGAGTATCAAATCAGTAATATTACTAGTAAAGGATATGATTGCTATGTTGCTATAAGTGAAGACACGACCCTACAAAAAGTGGCAGACGATTATGATTATGCAGTGTGTTACAGCACAGATACAGAATTTGAAGGAGATAAATTTTTTGAGCATCTACATGGACTTATCAAATCAGAATTTCTTGTTGCAGGACATATCTTAGATAGAAAAGAAGGTTGGTATGAAGTTCATGAACAATGTTATGTAATAAATCTGAAGAAATACAAAGAATACGAATGTCCTGAAATAGGAGAATTTAAAAGAAATGCAGAACATTTCGAAACTGTGCCTATTAGGAGTGATGAAAATTTTCATGATAATCACACTCCTCTCTGGATTAAGCCAGGAACCGAAATGATAAAATATAAACACAAATGGCACGGATGGAATCTATTAAGAGTAGCCTTCGACAATAAAGAAGAAGTGATTGTGTTCGATGAAAATATAAGACATTCTAAAAGATGTTATTATGCCGCACACGAAACTGATTATATCGAAAATAGTAGTCACATACTAAAAAAATATAATCTTAGTGCTAGTAGATTATTTTACCCTATAAACACAGAAGAGGTGGTATCCTTACCTGATTTTGTCGGTCCTATCAAACAATTGGTTACGCCTGCAAGTGGTTTTAACTGGTTGAAATATTTAGATAAATATGGTTATAACGAAGATACGGAAGTTATATTTTATGACTATAATCCTAATGCTTTATACTATATGCAGACTATAATTGAAAAATATGAAGGTGGAGATTTACATAAATTTCTAAAACAAAACAATACTCATAGAACTCCAGACTGGATTAATAGCAAGAAAGATATTGCAGATTATATCAGTAAAATAGGAAATTTATTAGGAATAAGAAGTAAATTAAAATTCAAATACGTTGAATGCGATTTATTGAATGAATTTAATCTTAAATTTAAAAATGACAAAGGCACAATTTTAAATATTAGCAATATATTCGCTTATGAACCAACAGCGGCAGTGGTGCCAACAAAGCAAAGAGTATTCAGAGAAAACAAACTTATTAAATTACTTCATGAAAAATATGATAAGATTCATTTAATAGCATCTATGCACTCATGGACAGGCTTTGTAGACTACCCTATGTTAGCAGGTCCAGTCACTAAATTTACACCGTGCGATATAGAATCAATGAGAGCACCGTTATGGCGTTTTGGAAAGGATTGGAAAAATCCAAAGGATCCTCATGAAGAAGATGAATAACAGTTGTACTTTCTGTATGCATCCTTTCACAGGACTTGCTACTAGAGAAGATGGGGCAATTAAAGTTTGTTGTCGTAGTCTTCCTATTGGTAATATCAAAGATATGAGTTTAGAGGAAGCATGGAATTCAGATAAAATGAAGCAAGTAAGAAAACAAGTGCTTAACGGAGAACGACCTGATGTATGTCAACCTTGTTTTGATTTAGAAGATCAAGGCGTACAAAGTTTACGGCAAAGACATATTACAGATTCATCTCCCGAGTCAAGAAGTAATTTATATCCTAATGCTTTAGATACTTTGAGTGCAGACTATTCTATGCCTTTTCAATTGCCGACAATGGAAATAAAAATAGATAATTTATGCAATTTAAAATGTAGAATGTGTAATCCTTTGGACAGTACACAATGGAAAGATTGGAGCAGTATAGTATCGCATTATGAAAAGGAAGGAAATTATCTTGTAGAGGCAGTCAAAGGATTAGGATTAGAAAAGGCCCCATATGTAGGATTGTTTGAAGACAAATCACACTTTTGGGAAAATTTAGAAAAATTACTACCTTACTTTAAAAGAGTAGAATTTGCAGGTGGTGAACCTTTAATGGCTCCTTCACATTATAAAATTTTAGATTTACTGGCAAAAAATGGAAAGAATATTGAAATAAAATATGCAACAAATGGCACTACTCTTGGTATTAAAGGTGGCAGAAATATATTTGAGTATTGGCCTAAATTTAAAAGTGTTGCTGTAAATGTAAGTATAGATGGATTGCATAACACATATGAATACATAAGAGGAAATAGTAAGTTTGCAGATGTAGAACACAATATTAAAGAAATGAAGAAAATTCCAACAGTCAGTCGTATTGTTGGAGCGTTTACAGTTCAAGCAAATAACATTTTACAAATTGACAAAGTTATTGATTATTTTTTGAATGAAATGCAAATTGTATTTTATAGTCATAGAGTAAATTATCCTAGAGCCTTATCGGCACAAGTTTTACCGGAAGAATTAAAACAAGCAGTGGTTGTAAAACTAGAAGCATTGAAGAATAAAGTTAAAGACTATAAGATGGTCAAAAAATATCCTGTGTTAGAAAAAATTACTTTACAACAGATACAAGACAATATTAATTTTTTACAAGCAAGAGACCTTAATCATTATTGGGAAGACTGTGTTGATTTTAATAAAAAATTAGATATTTCACGTAAGCAAGGACCTTTTGAAAAAATTAATCCGGAGTTTGCCGCTTATGTTTAAAGTTGAACATTTATATAAACACGTACAAGGAAGCGTCAAAGTAGAATGGAATCTTGGAAAACGTTGTAATTATGATTGTACATACTGCCCTGCAGAGATACATGATAATACAAGTAAACACACAGACATAAAAATTTTAAAAGGAGCAGTTGATGATTTAATAGCGTCTATGCCTAGCAACGATACAAAAGTAAGAATTAGTTTTACAGGTGGAGAACCTTGCGTACATCCAAAATTTTTACAACTTTTAGAATACGCAAGACCAAAAGTTAGTTGGTTAAATGTGACAACAAATGGAACCCGTACTCCAAAATATTATATGCACCTTTTAGATAATTTGGTAGATCATTTGGTATTCAGTTTGCACTTTGAATATGACCACCAAAAAGTTTTGAATTCAATTTTAAGGGCCGCACAAGGGTCTGAAAACAAAAATATACTTGTACACGTAATGATGCTTCCTGGACGTTTATACGACGTCAAAGACGTTTGCAGACACCTTTCTGATGAGCAAATAAAGTTTGCTCTAAGACCAATCCGTTGGACTCAAACTCATGATATTTTTGAAGACATGAATCGGTACTCTCCAGAAGAATTAGATTTTTTGAAATTGGAAAACCATAATCCACCACATAATGTTTTGATAGACAATGGACCAAAAACTTGTAACGTGAATGATATGCTTATCCAAAAAACTAATCAATTTAAAAATTGGAAATGCAATGCAGGACTTGAAAGTTTAATGATTAATTGGGACGGAGTTGTTCACAGAGCAACTTGTAGAGTTGGCGGCAGTCTAGGAAACATTTATAAAGGCACATTTAACAAACCAACTGAACCTATCAATTGCACAAGAGATTGGTGCACCTGTGCCGCTGATATTAATATTACAAAAGTTAAATCCTAACTTTATCCAATAAACTTTCTGGCTGACACATACAAGTATTTGTTTTATCACAAATTTTAGGTTTTATGTCTGGATCAAACTTTTCTACAAAATCTTTATCATAAATGTTATAGTTGTCAAACAGTCTTGTTCTACAAGCACCTGTAATAATACCTTCGGGATCAATCATCATACTGTCTACTCCTATGTTACAATGCCATCCATAGAAATCATTCTGCTTGTTTAACACAATCCAGTTCCTGTTTACTCGCTTTTTAGAGCCGTCTTCAAACACAACAACAGGATTATCTTTTAAATGTTTTCTATTTTTCCAAATGTGCCATATGCTAGGTCGTCTTTTTGTAGGCTTGGCTACAAATGCCCGTTGTTCATCTGTGTAGTTGATTGTTTCGTGCATGACTTCCATAGCACTGATAAACCATGGGTGTTTACTTGTTTTGCAAGTTTCAATCAGTGACAAGCACTTGTCCCATGCAGAAGGATCCATCAAAACCATTACATTTGGACTTCTACCCATCTCATGTAGTGTGTCGCTTACTTTTACAAAATGTTCTATGTCTACTTCTTTGTGATGACAACTTAATAAAATTTTATCAAACACAGTGCCGAACTTCTGCCACCATCTTAAAGTTCTACTACCATTACTACTAATAGTGATGTAGGCAGGAATATGTTTTCTTATTTCAGTTACAAATTCTCCTAACTTGGGCCACAGAGTGGGTTCACCTCCTACAATGTGTAATTCTAACATTTCTTTGCCTACTGCTTTGTATTTTTTGAATAGATGCTTAAAATTTTCTACTAGTTGCTCCATGTCGTCAGTCCAACGATGTGTGCCTTCATGCGATCCCTTGAAACAATACCAGCAATTAAAATTACAAGTATTTCCTATCATGAACTCTATACGCAGTAAATTTTTAGGTTGTGGATTATGTACCTGTACTATGTTCATAGCAAGTGTCCTATTTCAGGAAATATGTTTTTAGCATTTACACCACGTATTGCATCTAACTTATTGACATATTCTTTAAATCCTGGCAACAGAAATGAATTATCTTTCTGATTCATATGTGCCAATACAGCCTCCCAACGACGCCAACCATATGGATTATTTTTCCAATACTCATCGTCTTGTCTATAATTGTGCCATAACCAATCTTTAAATTCTAAAAATCTTTCTTGTACTTCTTGTTTGTCTTCTTTGGGTAATATTTGTATGCTTAAAAAAGTTGGTATGTACAATAAGTGCATATTCACAAGTCCACCTCCCATTTGCACATCGCCAGGCACTGTGCCCAAATTTAATTTTTTAAATCCACTTTCTACTTTCCATTTCATAAAGTCAGGCAAATGTTTTACATTAAAAATTTGTATAGCAGTTGCTAAACTAGTTTGTATGTTGTCTGGAGTGTTGTCTAACATCTGTAAATTTTTTTCCACAATATCCCATTTAGTAGGAAACCTTATATATTCGTCACGTTCTTTGATTGCATCCATGCTCACCGCAAATTTAACTTTTTTAAATTTACTCCATAATTCAATCAAATCTTTGTCCACTAATATTCCATTTGAATTGTAACGCAATAATATTTTGTCTTGATAGCCTTGTCTGATTATTTCTTCAATAAACTTTTTGTGTTCTTTTATCATTAAAGGTTCACCACCAGCAAAATAAACTTGTTTCAGTTTAGGAATTTGTTTAAACATCTCTTCCCAGAACTCAGGCTTTTCATGCCAGAAGTTGTTAAATTCTTTCTTGCCCCATTGAAGTTGATCCTTAACGTGTTTATCTTTTAATTGTGGCATTAATTCTTTCCAATCTTTTACCCATTTACTACTGTCGTGGGGTGAACACATTACACATTTTATATTGCAAGTATGACCTAATCTTAAATCTAAATATAATAAATCCTCTGGCACCGTTCCATCTTCTTTGGTTTGCTGTATTAATTCAGGAATATCTACACCATCTTTATACCATGTGCCTGTTTCCCATACACGTTTACTAACAACTCCAACTTTTTCTTCTTCAAAGCATTTACTACAACTAGAAGGTATTTGTCCTTTCAACATTGTGGTTCTGACACTTTTCATATACGCATTATTCCAAGCACTCATAGGAGTATCTTTTCCGAAATTTGCTGGCGTACCATCTTCCTTTTTGATTATTCCTACTTCATGGTCGGAACCTGCACCACTGGCGTTTGCTGAACAGCACAATCTCATATCTCCGTTAGGTCTTGTAGCAAAATGTATCCAAGGCAATATACAAAAAGTAGGACTACCTGACACAGATTGTAATTCTCTTTGCCATTTACCTAATTGTGAATCCTCAGGATTAATCCAATATTCCTTATTATCCGACATTTAATATCCTATACATTTTTTCTGCCACAGCATTATTACTTTCCTGTCCAGGGTGCATATCATCTGTTGCTTTATCATATATTGTTATTCCATCATTGTGCCAGTTACTGACATTGATAAAATCAATTTTATGTCTTTCCAATTCGTTAGGCGTTGCAGGAAAATGAATATATTTCACACCTAATTTATTTAGATACAAGTCTGCGTGTTGTATGAAGAACCACGACTTCATTGCATAATCTTTTTCATCTAAAAATTCTACCCATTTACGTTCTTGATGTGTTTTATTCCAAGGTCCTAATCTATCTCTAAACAAAGGAAACTTATGTTGATTGTTGAATAACATATCTCTCACATAATGACTCCACATTATTACTGCAACATCATCCTTTTTAAAATCAAATTTTAAAATGCTGTACAATACTTCTATGTTACTACTACCTGGAAAAGATTTGTTTACAAGTTCAATATCAAGTTTATTTGCTAATGTTTGTGCCCAACCTAGTTTACTAGGTTTAAGATGATGAAATTGATTGAAGAACCAATTTTTACAATCTTCTAATCCAGTTCCGTATGCGTAAGAACAACCAAATGTTATTAATCTTTGCATTGATCTTCTCCCCATTGTCTTTCTTGACACCAGAAACATTTACCGCACACAGGCACGGGCGACCCTGGCACATATGTCTTGTAATCTAAGTCTCCAAAGATTTCAGGATATGTGTCTCGATCACCTTCACAACTGCGAGTAAGATTGAATAGGTCCATTATGCCTAATTTTTTGAATTGAGCAACTATCCAATCCTTCTGTACATATGTGAATGGGTGACAAGCATAGCCGCCCATGTGTGGTTTGATGAGTTTTTCTAGAGTCTTATCACCAATAGTATCTATCAAGACATCTCTGTCTAATAGTCTCTCATCAAATTCTTTATCAGGATTCTTGGTAACAGCACAAAACCAAGCATCCAATTTTTCTGTATGAGCCACGTATTCTGCGTGTGCTCTTAATTCTATTTGATTACCGCTTTTCATTTTTCCATATTCGTCCATAATGTTTGGACCTTTTGAACCCCATTCTAAATCAGGAGCAATAAAATTTTCATGCCTTGTGAATTTAATTGTTGGAAAGTTATCCACCAGCCAATGGAATACATCTAAACTGTTTTGTTTCTGCCAAGGTCTGGTCTTCCAACATCTAATATTTGTAATAATATGTACTTCTGAAGTGTAAAGTTTTTGTGTGATAATACTGCAAAGCAAAACTGCCATCAAGGCACTGTCCGCTCCACCACTTAAACTAACGCCAACCTTTTGCCATCTTTCAGAAAATGGAAATATTACTCCATTTATCTCATGGAGAATGTTTTTGTAGAGACTAGTTTGATAAACCGCTTTTATGTGTTCATAATCTGGCATAATTGGACGTTAATATTTATCGTGTTTAAGTACGCACATTTTTTTTTCGATAAGTACAGTATGTTGGAAAGAATCAATACCAAAATAGACGCCAAATCCATTTTTGATATTACCAAACAGTTACCGCCAGGTAAGAATGTTTTGAATATACCCACTGGTGATTTCTTTTATGATGAATGGAAACTGGAAGATAAGTGGTTAGGCACACCTGTAGATGACCTTTTGAATCAATTGCCTAATCATGGTGAAGCAAGAGTGATTGTTTTATCTCCAGGACAAAGTTATTGTGCCCATGCAGACATAGATGACAGGTGGCATCTAACACTAGATGCGGAACAAAGTTACATTACTGATTTAGAAAACAATAAAAATTACAAATTAGAAGTAGATAACGAAGTTTATGTGATGGATTCAGGCAGAATACACACAGCATCCAACTTTGGCTTCAAACCACGATATCAGTTGGTTATACGAAAATTACTTAAAAGGAATGAATTGCAAGAGCCTACTAATTGCACAATTGAATTAGTAGACCCACCATACAATGTTAGATACCTTTTTGATAAAAGTTTTTCTATCTTATTAAACAAATTAGAAAAAGAAGGAAAAATTAATAATTTTAGACGCACTAATAATAATTCAATAGCATTAGATATAGAAAAAGAGGAAGTACAACAATTACTTGATCAAGAAAAGACTTGTGGATTCAAATATAAAATAATTTATGGAAAATTTTAAAAATTTTTACAAATTTAAGGGAGGACTCGCTGTGACGAATATGCTTTACGAGCCTCTTGTTAGCAACGACAAAAAAATTTTCTGTATGAACTGGAATGTAAATGAATATTTTGATAATGCTGAAATGTCTGAAGAATTATACAACTTTTGGTTTAATCAAGAATTAAAATATCTGTTGCATTTAAGCAACAAAAAATATATTCCTGAAATATTGTTAATTGATACAAAAAAACGTATCATAGAATTTAAATGGTACAATAAAAATCTAAATGTAATGATAGAAAACAACACAATCAACAAAGTTAAGGATTGGCAAAAGAAGATAAAAGCAATTAAAGATGATTTAGAGAAGGATAACATATTCAAAATTAATATGTACCCACACACTTTCTTCTTTGACGATGACGGAAACGCATACGTAATGGATCTTTATGGTTGCACAGACAAGCAAACAAGATATTTGGACACAAAATATCTAAAACCTCTAATTCGCACTGATAGATTTGATAAATTTATAATAAACGACCAATTAGACACACATGAATTGTATAATGAAACTATTAAAACTAACTATGCCGAATGGCCGGGAGATTTTTTAAATGCTTGAGTTTGTAGGTAATTGTAATCATATCCTTAATTGGAATGAAATAATAAATGAAGTAAAAGACCAAGAAGGTAAATGTGCCTGCAAGTATCTACCTGTGTCAGATGTACCAGAATTAAAAGAGATTAATGACGCACTGGGCAAATACTGCCAACCATCTATAGAATGGATCAACTATTACCCAGGCAAAGAGTTTTCAATGGAGATAGCAGAGAAGTTTGGCGAATTTGTTGGTGCTCCTAGAATGATTAAGAGTTGGATATCTAAAATATATCCTGGAAAGACTGCTCCATGGCATTGGGATTGGGACGTTGACTGGAAGAAATACACAGAACAAGGCAATCCTGTAAGATTCACAGCAATGATTAATGAACCTGCACCAGGACACGTGTTTATTGTAGGTGATGAAGCATTATATAATCAGAAACAAGGAGATGTTCACAAATGGCCTGACTTTAAATCATATCATGGCGGAACTAATTGTGGACTTGTACCTAAATTTAATTTTAATTACTTGGCATACGCAGAATGAAACAGTATATAGGAAATTGTAATGATGTGATAGACTGGAATGCAGTTGTAGACAGTGTTGCTAATTCTAAACCAGCATACAAAGGACCAAGGCACACACGAAATGATGACTTACCTGGCATAAAAGAGATTAGTGAAGCATGGGACAAGGCAGGATACACACTAGAATCGGAAGGTGGCACAGTTGGTTGGGATATGTGTATACCTGAAACTAATTTTGATAGAAGTGTGGTAGATAAATTTTCTGATTACGTTGGTGTTGATGTTTTAAGTTGTTGGGTCAGTGTTATACATCAAGGATGTCATGCTCCATGGCATTGGGACACACAAGATAACGAAGAAGAATTAAAGAAGTTAGGTGCTATTGAAAGATTTCATGTGCATATGCAGGATACCCGTCCAGGACATATACTAATTGTTGAAGATGAACTGTACTACAACGCAAAACAAGGTGATGTATACAAGTGGCCAGATAGAAATGCATGGCACGCCGGCAGTAATTGTGGACAAAATCCAAAATACATTTTTAACTTCTTCGGAACAAAGAGATGAAAAAATACGTAGGCAATTGCAGTGATGCTTTCGATTGGGAGCAGATTATTTCAAAGTTTGATGAACAACAAGTAAGTCACAAAAAATATGAAGAAGGTTCTACAGCAAGTAAAGAAATAGATGACGCATGGGCAGAGTCTAAAGAGTCCGTAGACTTCTTTACATACCACACAGGAGAAGCGTATGATCCGGACCTGGACAAACGCTTTGGCGAATGGATTAGTTGTGAACCTTACATGGCTTGGTTCAGCAAGATGGAAACTGGCAAAAGTTGTGGTCAACATGAAGACAAAGAGATAGCAGAGAGATTAGAGAGCGAAGGAAAGAATATGAAAGACTTTGTGCGATACCATGTACACGTAACAGAACCTTGCATGGGTGGTGTGTTAATAATTGAAAAAGATTGTTATCACATGGAAGAACAAGGAAGTGTTTGGGAATGGAATTCTCCTGATGCTTTACATCTTGGAGTAAATGCAGGACACAAAACAAAAGTATTATATCACTTTGTTGGAAAGAGGAAATGAAATTACTAAAATGGATACTTGTTTATATAATAGTAGCACCTGTATTTTACATAATGACTTTTCCGATATGCAGTTTAATTGCATTAATGGATTGGGGCAATGGCAAAACTTATAGAGAAAATTTAAGAGAAGTAATGGGAATGAAACAAAAATGAAAAAATTACAATTTGATTATTGGCCCATATTAAGATCCGATGATGGAACAAATCCTTTAATACTAGAAGGTCAACTAGAAGACCTTTTATTAACACATTGGAACGATAAAGAGTGTTGGCCCACAATAGAATTAAGCAAAGAAGGATATGAAAAAGGTTCGGTGTTTAGAAGTGCTGATATAGATTTTGATAACAAATACAACATTATAAATTTACTTAATAAACAAACGTGGTCGAAAACTAATGAAACTGTGGATATACCTGCAACAATAGAAATAAGTGCAGTTGAAGAGGACAAATGGCGTATTGATTTTTCATACAATTGGTCCAATGTGGTAAAAGATGAACTACATTATTTTAATGACAAGTTTGGTATAGGCACAGAAAAATTTCATTTCAAAGTAAATGGTGAAGCCTGGATAGCCAATCAGGAAATAAAAGCAGGCGAACTGTACAAAGTTTCAAGCACAATTCTTTGGAAAGCAACCACTCCGTTAATGTTTGAAATAGAAGAATTTGGTTGGAGTAACCAATCAGAACTAACAAGATTTATACAGGGTGTAAGATGGACGGTAAAATGAAAATAATAATTACAGGACATACATCACCTATGGGTAATGCTGTTTATGATTACTACAAACAAAAGCATGAAGTATTAGGTGTTAGTAAAAATGAAGGATTTGATTTTACAAAGAATCACCATCAAGATCAAATTGTTGATATGGCTTTAGCAAGAGATGTGTTTTTAAACATAGCACACGTAGGCACAGCACAGTCAACAATAATGATGAAATTAAAACAACGTTGGAGTCCGGAAGCACCATTACGCAAAGTAATTACTGTGGGATCACTAGCAACAAAAGTAGATGAAAAATTACTTGAACAAGTTAACATTGACAAACAATATCTAAAAGACAAACAACATATTGACGCTGTAAGTAATATGATGTCTAACGAAAAACCCTTTGGAGAACAGTTGCACTATACTCTTGTGCGTGTTTTAAACTATGGTGAAAAGACAGGAGACAGAGCAGGTGAACCTACTTGCAGTGTAGATGATATTTGTAGAACTTTTGATTATATTATAAATGAGCCTATGTATATAGGTAAATTAGATATAAGAAGAAATTAATATTCAGAAAGATTATCAATACCTAATTGTTTACGAAACTTATCTGTAAACACACAATCAATTCTTAAACCATATTCTTGTTCGGCATTTACTTCTCCGCCATGCCAGTCTTGATCATTCCAAAATGAAGCATTAGAATTAATGTAAACTTTGTTTTGCTTTTCAGGATCCCATATGTAGAATCCTCTTTTTGTGTTGTGTCTTATGTGGATGAATTCATTCTTGTGTCCACTGTACCCTTGATCGTCTCCATGCTTTCCATCAAGGTCTCTATGTTCAAATGGTTTCCCGTCGTGTTCACAATGGAAGAATATTACTCTTCCTATACTTTCTATGATGCCCGTGTTTACTAATTCTTTTATCCAAGCCACTAAACCTGGAAAATATTTTGCTTCTTCTGTCAAATTTCTTTCAGCATTTCTTTGATCCCAGTCTCCTTCTTCCCAAAGGAAATAATAAATGTAAGGATCCTTTGCACCCAACACAGCCTTAAGATATCTTGTGAACTGATTGCGTGTTTTGTAATCTTTTATATTTGCGTACAAGTCGTCACCATTTTTTCTGATTGGATCACTTTCTGGTAGTGCTTTGTATTCTTCCAAAGCCATATAAATTGGTTTCC